GCCAAGAGTGGACACAGGTCGCCTTAGACGCTGGCTGGCCTTGGGAACTTCTGCCCGAACTCCTCCGTGAGGTCTGGTCGGAGTCCCGTTGCCAGAATGTGATTCAGGGTCACCCCCAATGGAATGGACATGACCGTGGCCCCCTTCAAATCAACCAAGTCTGGCTTGACGATATTGAAGCGAAGTATGGTCACTGGGAAGTTGTCAATGACCCCCGCTACAACTTTGCGTGGGCATGGGAAATGTACAAATGGTATGACGACAAAAAGGGGTGTGGATTCATCCCCTGGTCGCGTCCTTGCAAATAAAGGGGAAACAAAATGAGAGCACTTCACCGTTGGATATTCGGCATTTTCCTTACCCTGATTGTTGTTGCGGTCTCTACTTGCGGAAGCGACTGGGACAAGGCGAAGGCAATAAAGACAGTCAATACAACTGCACCTATTGACCTTTCTGGGGTCGATTGGACGGGACTGGCACGGCTCGTCTATGGCAGATGCGGGGAGTACCACGACCTCGCCATGTCTGTTGGCTGGACGGAGGCTCAATGGCCCAAGTTGAGTTATGTCATTTATCGTGAGAGCCGTTGCAACATTGGGTCATTCAACAAGAGAGACCCCAATGGTGGAAGTCGCGGACTCATGCAAATCAATGGGTACTGGTGCCGAAAGAATAAGTACAACCCGAGCGGTTGGCTTCAGGCCAAGGGAATCCTCAACAATTGTGAGGACTTATTCAACCCCGAGGTAAATCTCCGTGCGGGGCTGGCGATGTGGAACTACAGCCAAGAGCGCAATAAGTGTGGCTGGAAACCGTGGGCTACGAGGTGCTAGATTGCCAGCAATGGAAGCATCCCCAATCACGGTATTCGGTTCAGCGATTCATCACTTTGGCAATCTGACTCAACAGGTTCTTGATGCGTATGAGGCGAAGTTAGGCAAGAATCTGTCCAGCCTTGATTGCTCCGAGAGGAGACAGGCCGTAGATGAGTTGGATGCAATTGGGTTCTTTACGCTCAAGGGTTCGGCAATGGCCTTTTCCAAGCGTGCCCTCGTGAGCAAGGTGACCGCCTACAAAGACATTCGCGTTTCACTCTGGGCAGAGAAGTAACGCCAATACCTGCATAACAATACGCCCCACGGTATGTATTATTGGAAAGTCGTATTGTCATCCCTTGATGGAAGGGGCTGTTATGTGCTTGCTTTTTTATGTCGCTGGTTGTCTTACCGGTTATTTGGCGTGGCGCATGTCGTCCGCCCCGATGTTATGGGATGCAGAGGATGAAGCCAAGCACTGGAAGAAGCAGTGGCTTGCCCTCAAGAGCGAGATGGACCGAAATTTAGTAGAAGACTGACCATCTCGGGGTTGCATGATTAGTGTTAAAACGCTAACATCGCAATTATGTCTGATGAAATTGAGGAATTTCCGATTAGGCGCACCGATGCTCCTTGGATGAGATTTGCTATTTGTCATGGCAAAACTGACCTATTCTTCCCGAAGGTCGCCGAACGCCCACAAGCACGGGTTCGCCGTGAACGACTTGCGGCAACGCTGTGCCGTGTATGTCCAGTCTCCAGGGAGTGCCGTGAGTACGGCAGAGAGAACCACGAGTATGGTTTCTGGGGTGGAGAAAGTGAAACAGAACGCCATCTAGCAGGCTTTTCTCTACCTGCAGTCATTGGAGTTCGGCGTTTGCCAGAATCTCAAAAGATTTAACCAAAACAGGTTGTCGGTAGCGGGCGGGGGCTGTAATCTCCTTTCAGTGGATTTATCCAAAAGGAGAAAGCAATGTCACACGACCTAGACAGAACAAGAGACGGCAAGATTCGCATGGCTTACGCCGACCACGAAGTCCCGTGGCACCGGCTAGGAACCCCGATGAAGGGTCTCCGCACCGCTGAGGAAATGCTCCGAGCCGCAGAAGCAGACTACACGGTGGTACTCACCCAAGTAGCCGCCCTTGATGAATATGGCAACGTCATCTGGACACAAAACGCACAGGGCGAGGATGTTCCGTTGGTAGTTGAGGACAGCCGTGCCACAGTCCGAGTCAATAATGATGGCACCTTTGATGCCCTCTCCACGGTTGGTACTCGTTATGTCGTTCAGCAGAACTCAGACTGCCTTGGTCGTGCCCTTGACATCGTTGGGGCAAGTAAGGGCGAAGCCGTCATAGATACCTGTGGTGTCCTCAATGGTGGTCGTGAGTTCTTCGCTTCCATTGACCTAGGCGGACTCATCATTGACCCCCGTGGTGTTGGCGACAAGATTGAGCGTTACTTGCTCGTTCGTAATGGACATGATGGCAAGACCCCAATTACGTATGCCAATACTTCCATCCGTGCGGTGTGCAAGAACACGGTAAATGCTGGCATGAGGTCAGCACTACGGGTATTCACCGCCCGTCACACACGCAACCAAGACAACGCCATTGAGCATGCTCAGGAAGTCCTTAACTTCTCAACGGAATGGGCAGAAGACTTCCGAAATACTGCTGAGCGAATGCTGGGCATCCCCATCATGGATAAGTCGGCTCGCCTTGACTCCGTCATCAACTCGATGGACCCCAACTCGTGGGTGAACAAGAAGAAGTACGAGGCACAGCAGGCAATCCTTTCCCTAATCTGACGCAAAGTCGTGCGACAATAGAGGCATGCAAGATGCACGACCCGAGCAAAGGATGTGCGATGGAGCCTGAAGACTTTGATTCAGAGATGTCCCGAGGGGAACTCATCAACTTCCTTGGTGAGTTCCTCTCACAGAACTCCAACGCTGACCTCATCTACCGTGACCACCTTTGTTCAATAATTGTCGCAAAGATATTTGACGAGTTCGGGCACGAAGGTCTCTGCACCTTGATGATGGCAATTGACCAGAAGGCAAACTGGATTTCGGACATCATCTTTGAGCAGTCAGATTTTGACAATGCGATGTATTCGCTTCACGGGACGTATGACGGCTCGCTGGTGCAGAAGGCTCGTGACTCTGAGGGAATCATTGAGTTGAACAAGAAGATTTGGCGACTCCGCAAGAAGTACGCCCGTGAAATCGCTAACGAAATCTTCAACGAAGAAGCCGAGATTGACGAACTAGAGAAGGGCGACTGAGTTATGTCTGCTCGCAATGCACCGAAGTGGTTCACGGGAACAGCCGAAGAGCAGCGCAGAAACATCGACTCTCATACTTGGGTTCTCGTTGACCACTGTAGGTTCTTTGGTCTCTCTGAGCCTGCAGACCCTCCTGAATCACTCGTCTGTGCCGAATGTGGCACTCTTGATGGATTTGATAGCCACTGCGACGACAGATTCAAGCCAGACTTCCTGAATAGGTATTGGCTCGATAAATAGCGGAGCCCTCGCCACTGGGGGAAGCGACGAGGGCTCAACGCAAGCGGTCAGGCCATAGGGGGCGAACCCAACCAGACTGAATCGTATCAACTACGAAACAAACAAACAACTACTTATTACGGTGGCGGAAAGCCCTAATCCAGATTCATCATTTTGAGAATAAGGTTCGCCACAGAGTCATTTTCGTCAAAGGTAATCTCACCATCAGTTGCTTTACCAACAACTGACCGCTTTTTCTCAACCAGAGCGTAAATTTCCTCGTCAATAGTCCCGGACGCGAGCATGTAGGTGGATGTAACTGACCCCTTCTGCCCAATACGGTGACAGCGACTGTATGTCTGGTCGACATCGGCTGGTGTCCACGGCAACTCCACAAACAAGACGTTCTGGGCGGCTGTCAGTGTGTGTCCAGTCTTTGCAGCCTGAATGGACAAGACTATGACGGGAGCCTTCTCTACGGGCAATGTTTGGAACTTGTGTTTGGCATCCTCAACAGCCTCTACATCCATTCCGCCCTGAATCTTTAGACCGCCATACTTATTGGCCAGCATGTCCACGATGTCCCGGTGATGAGCCGCAATAACAACTTTCTTGCCATCAGCAATGTGGGCATCCACCCACTCCTCAACGACAGGCATCTTGGCACGAGCCGCAATCTTGCGTAGAACGCTCATTCGGACTAGGTGTTCGTTGGCTTCTGCCTTGAGGCGAGCCATGACCGTGGCCGCCCCAACAGGCAACCCGAGTTCCTCAGCAATCTGCTTCGCCCTCTCAACGAGGTAAGCAACAATGTCCGATTCTGCCTTTTTATACTCCTTCATCACGGCGGGAGCCCCGTCGACAATGACTGCGTCATGCATGACAGGGGGTAGTTCCGTCATTACTTGGTCTTTGGTACGACGGATGTAGCAGGTCGCTCGCAACTTGTCGTTCAGTTCCTCCAAGTTTGAGTTTCCCTCCAAGTGCCATTGACCCCACTTATCTTGGAAGGCATTGCAGTAGCGACGGTAAAAGCCCCACAGACCACCGAACTTCTCCAACTGCCCCATGATGTCCCCGAACTTCTCCAACTGCCCCATGATGTCCAACTGTGGGGCGTATTCGGCTGGGCGGTTCGTGACTGGTGTGCCCGTCAGGCAGAGAACAACTGCGTCCTTGTTGGACTTGGTCATCTTCTTGGCTGACTTCGTCCGCTGGGCGTCCCGAGATTTGCAGTAGTGGCTCTCGTCAAACACATAGGCGTTGTGGTTGCAGAGTTGCTTCTCCCATGCGGTGATGTTGGAGTACCCGACCACAAGAACGTCGTAGGTTCCAAACATCGGAATCTCTTTACGATTGGTGATGGTCTCAACGATGAGGTCAGGCAGGAACTTGTTGTATTCCTTCTTCCAGTTGAGAACAAGGCTTGGCGGACAAACCACAACAGCCGGATAAACGGGGCTCGTTTCGTCATCGCCGTACTGTGAGTGGATGTACTCAAGTGTCGCCATCGCCTGAATCGTCTTACCAAGACCCATTTCATCAGCGATAAACGAACGCCGAGTGTGTGAGGCATACGAGACACCAGCACGCTGATACGGAAGTAGTTCTCCGTGGAGGCGAGGAATGGAGATGTCCGCATCAACCGAACGACTTGCTTCACGAATCTCCGTCATTGACAGAGAGATGCGGTCGGCTTCGGCTTTTACGTAATCAGGTATCGGCTGTCGGAATGTGGTCGCCCACTTGATGACGCTCTCTATCGACGTCAGCGGGGCTTTCCATGCTTTGGTCTTAGAATCCCACGTTACGCTCGGAATCTGCTTGACCGACCTAACCATGACTTGGTCATAGCGGAAAGAGAGCATCAGGTACTTGCCCTCAATGGATACACCATCCCCAGGATTTGCATGTGCTGGTAAATCAAAGGCAAGGACTTCGTTGGAGATGTCAAAGTTCCACTTGAGTGCGAGGTCTCTAGCCTGTTTGAGTGTGGAGACAGGAAGCCTCCAGACACGACCAACTTTGTCCCACTTAGCCCCAGGCAGGGCTTTGACTTGTGCTACTTGGTCTTGTTCGTAAGGGAAGTCAAGAATAAGTACATCGTCAGCCAAATAGAGGATGGACTGCTGAGGCATGTCGGGTGTGCGTGATGGCGAGTTCTTCATGTATCAACCTGCTGAGTCTCTGCTTGCCCCAACCTTGGGGTTCTGTCCAAACCGCCGTGTGGACTCCATGTTCCAAGAGAAGTGCCTGACACCTCGGACACGGTCGTGCAGCCCCGATTTTACCGCTCCTCGTAAGTCGGGCGACATAGATGGTTGCACCTTCAGGGTCGCTGACTCGTCGCAGAGCAACCTCTTCAGCGTGGTACGAAACATGTCCGTACTCAACCTGTGATGGGTCGTTGCGATAGCGGTTAACACCCGTGGCGAGGACATTGCCACTCCTGACAAGAATCGCACCGACTCGCCATTGTTTATGGGTTGCCTCATCACAGATGTCAACGGCTGATGTAAGCCAACGCAGTTCTGTTCGTGACAATTCCATGGGCAGAAGATTAGGTCGGGACTAGAGGCGACGTCAAGCATTCGCCTTCTCGGGGATAAGTGACTTTGCAATCTCTCCAATGGCTTCTTTGCTCAGCGTGTAGGAGACCCTCCAGTCGGGGGCATCTCTGTACGAGGTCACATCGGTCGCCCAATAGAGAAGTTGACCCTGTTCCAAGGGAATCCTCAACTCTTTATTGTTGGTGAAGTTGTGGAATGTCCCATCAGCCTTGATAGTTCGCACATTGTCACCCGTAACGATGTTGTGTTCAGGTCGGTCAAACTGGTAGTTGCTGAGGTCAATAAAGGTGTCGCTTGAGGTAATCACCACGACGTGACCACCAAATCCTCTTTCGCCCACTTCGCCATCGTTAGCCCCGACGCAGTACTCCCCATCAAGGAAAGTCATCCCATCGTCGCCATCAGCAAGATTACTGACTCGCTCGTAGCGTTGCTGGTTCATCGCATTGGACTTGACAGCAACAACTCGGTGAGGAATCTTGAAGTGCGTCAGGACATCAGAGGTGACCCGTGCGGTGAGAATGCAGGCAGAGTATTCGTATTGCTCTTTCTGCTCATCCCACCAAGCGGTGAGCCCCGCAAGCACAGCCTTCTCGTGACGGGCATTCTCAGCCCGCATCTTCTTCGCCTTCTTGCCTCTCATCGCTTATTCTTCTGAATGAGGCGAGTG